GTGCCGAACATTCTTTCCAGGCTGACTCGACAAGGAAGGCTGGGGAGGCAAGTGCGTTTGGGAGTACAGCTATACCAGTAAGCGTCTTGTACAACTACGACGCCGAAGTTATATCTTATTTGGCTTCTTCGGTTAACTGGAAGAATGCTTTAGAGAGTCCTAACTCTCCACTACAATTTGACATGACAAATGTCGTGCATATTCGCGAATTCGCCGAAGCCTCATTGCCTTATCGTTCCCAGTGTGTGTGTGAACTCCCTGTTAAATCAATTGTCTTCTCTCAGGCTGATTACAGGACGTGGAGATCTGAGATCCGCACAACTAGGCGAACTTTACGTGTCTTGAAACCGTTCGGACAAAAGTGGGCTCTGGTGGTAAACACGTACTTAATGCTCTGTCCTGCCGATATTCGGCAGAATCTTTTGTATATAATATGCGCTAACGCTCGCTCGGTCGGCGAGCAGTGCGAATCTTGTTTTATAGAGAGATTAAAGTGTTTATCGCTAGTTGCCTTACGCTTGAACATCGAGCACGGGCCTGGTTGGTGGTCGTTTTTAAGCGACCTCCACACAATAGGCGGCTATGATACGATTCTAAACCGCGTGGATGTGCTTGCTACTTATGCAGACACCAGCCAGAAAATTAGAGGCATAGATAATCAAGAATTACGCGACATAATTAAAGCTACTTGTTCCGATTTTAAAATTATTAAGAACAATCGTCAAGTTACCTTCGACCAATTCGTCAACTTTAGGGATTCTTGGGCCTTGCCTGGGGCTAGCACCCATGGCACACCGTTATCGTTCAAGAAGACTGCTCGGAAGAAGGAGAAACCTACTAAGGTGAGGGGCAAATTTGCTAACTTAGTCTCTTACAGCGACGAGCAAATCGTTCGGATGTGCAAACAGCCCGATGGCGCTGTGATCTATCCATTCCGCAAAGCCGACGAACCTGTCAAAACGAGGGTCGTTCAATCTTACGATTTGCCTTCTTACTTGCGATGTTCTTATGCTTCGTCTTTCATTAGCTCTTATAACTCTGGGACGCCTTGGACCACCATGGGCATGTCTCAAACAGAGAGGGCACAAACTAGGCGGCGTCTGATGCAACACTTACACTTGCCCGGCAGGGTGGGTGTGAGTTTAGATCAAAGTGCATTCGACGAGTCACAACTTAAAAGCTTAGTTAGATTTACACTACAATGCGTGTGGGACCGTGTTGTGGAGTCAGCTCGTCCTGATCTTCAAAACCAACTATCGGAACTACGCGCAGTTGATTTGCTCTCTTTTGACAATGCTAAAGTGTACAAGAAAGCCTTGGGCACTGCCAAGTTCATATGCGACTGGCAGCA